CTGCCATAATGCAATCCTCCTATTTTAAAGTTCTACGAAATCCTCAAAGAGACTTACTGAGTCATCTACATGACCTGTCGCTTGAAGACGCTTCATTTGGGCATTACGTTTTGCTTTGGTGGAGTCTTTTTTGGTGCTCCCCGTTCCAGCCCTTACAACCTTTGGTTTGTTTTTTAACTTCTTGGCTTTTATGTCTGTGTTTTGCAACTCATCATATTTTGCCGCCTTTAACAAAACCATCAAAGACCTATGATCGGATAAAGAATTAAGCTCGTCACTTGTGAAACCATTATTTTCCGCATACGATCGTATTTCTGCGGTCATCTGTTTTGCTTTCTCAGGATCGCCCCAATCAGGAACTTTCTCAATTAGCTTTTCTTTTTCACTAATAACTTGCTCTCGGAACGCTTGTTGAGTTTCAGCATTGTTCTGCTCTTTAGCTTGTGAGTACTGAGCATGTTGCTGACGTATTGCTTCCTGCGCGTCCCTGTATTCTTCCCTTCGTGTTACATAAGCGATTGGATCATCTTCCTTTAAAGATTCCCAATCCAATCTTTCGTACTGCTGTAACCCGCTCATGGTCTGTCGGCTTAATACTGCCAAAGCTTCCATGTATTGCTTGCGATTGGTCTGAGTCGCAGCTATCTCCTCACCTATTTGATTCTTTAGCGATTCAATATCTCTGCGTTCTTCTGAAACCTCCTGCGTTTTTCTAGTGTAATCCGACTGGCGACTATAGCCTTTTAAAAGCTCATCAAAAGTTACTTCATGTTCTTTTCCGTCTATACGGACAGAATAAAGCTCCTCTGACTCCTCTTCGTCGGTTTCTTCAGACTCTTCTTCTTCTTCGGACTCATCATCCTCAGAATCTTCATCATCCTCAGACACTTCTTCCAATGATTCGTCCTGAGTTCCCTCTGTAGACTCTTCCTCTTCTGAAGGTCGCTCTTCTTCACTTTCAGTTGGTTCCTCTGCGGAATCTAATAAGCCAAGAATTGCATTATGGGCTGCGTCAATACTTTCTTCAGCAGTTATTGGGCCTTGCGGCACGGACGGGGCATTTTGCGTATCCGCCATTTGTACTTCTCCTTATATATGTGGGTGTTGCTTTTCCATAACCTTAGCCATGTGTCCAGTTTCAACTATGGACGTTATATGTGCCTTGATTCTTTCAAGCAGTCTTGTCGCTAACCAGCAAGATTCCCGCTGGTTTACTTCAGTTGATCCACTTCTAGACCAACTCAATAACAACTCTTTCTCTAATGTGTCAAATGCTTCTACAAATAATTCGTTCTCTAAGAGTCTCTTTGCCTCTTCTTCTCGGTTCATGTGGCTCCTATAGCTACTGCACGTTTTTGTTCGCGCTCAAGTTGAAGTTCAGCCATTTTCAATTCTGCATCCACAGCGTCAGCAGCGGCAACTTGCTGAATCTTTTGTTGTTTAACTTGGATGTCAGCAGCCTTTATCTCAAGCTCTTTCTGCTTTAGCTGCATCTCCATAGCCGCCATCTGCTGCTGAGGATCTGGCCCCTCTTGCTTTGGTGGGATGCTAGATGGATCGGTTAAGAAATCCTCTACATTCTGAAAACCCATATTCTTTACCATAGCCGCACCTATATTGTACATATTCTGAGCGTTGACTATAGGCAAACCACCCTTCATAGCCTCTCCAGCAAAGCTTAGCATTGCTGAAAGGTGTGCTAACTGCTGGTCTTTGTTTCCACCACCTAACGCTACAGACACAGTACAGTCAGCTTTATCTTTCCAAGCGTCAGGGCGAACAGGTATCCATTCATTACGAATCATTATCGTTCTTTCTTTATCTTGATTCTTTAACAGTAATTCATATATTTTACGCATCAACTCTTTAACACCTGTTTCGGCAAAATTTCTAGCAATCAATTCAACCCTACTCTGCGCCGCTGTCATCACTGCATTAACAGCAGTTGCTGTAGTGTGCGATGTCAGAGCGTTTTCGTTTAACCCTTGAGACATTTTAGAAACTCCAGCCCTAGACTCTCTTACACTGTCTAAGTACTCAAGCATCTGGAATGTATACGGCTCCAGTGATGGGGTCGCCAAAGGGGTGATAGCATTGGGAGACTTTACGCGAACCACACCACCGGGCCGTTGTGTTAGCAGGTCATCCAAATTCGCTTGACCCTCAAGAACTGCGTACCGACCAAAGTTCTGGTTATACATGTTATCCATGAGGTTCCGCATCAATGTACTCTTCATTAGCTGAAGATCCATTACCAAGTCAGCTACGGATAACCCAAAAAACTTATGCGGTATTTTTATTGGCGTGATACTTACAAATGGTATAGAGTCTACTTCTGAGTTGTCTAGAACAGTATCACCAACAGTGCAGAATTTACGCAACTCAGCAATTCCGTCACCATTATAATCAACCCTTAAAAAACTTTCATGTAGCCAGTAAACCTGTAGGCTATCATCATCTGTTCCCGCACCCCAGTCATTGCCCCAGTATTTTGCAGACTTGTCAAACTCGTACCTTGACAAACGCTCCATTGAATATTCATCCTCATTAAACCCGCCGCTAGATAAATCTTCTGGCTCAAGTTTTTTTTCCGGATACATCTCTCTAAGATCTGATAACGTCTTAGGGACTCGATGACAAACAAATCTCGCATCCTGTATAGATTTAGCTTCTCTTGAGATTAGGAATTCGTCTGGTGGGACATTCTCAACCTTTACCCTACCATTATAGGCTGTTCTCTTAACTACAATATCATGCGTTCCGTCTTCGAACTCAGTATGCTCTACAACTTCCACATCGTCATTTGAGACTAAGACTTGTAACTCCATATCTTCAAGGTTATGATATTCTTCTCTTGCCTCTTCTTCGTATTCGTTCCACCATACTTTAACAATACCATTCTTCTGCATTAAAGCATCTGTAAACCAAGAGTATAGAACCTCCCAACCATCGTTATCCTTAGCGAAGACATAGTTTACATAGTCAGTTGCCTGCTTTGCCATCGCAACATCCTCTGGCCCAACAGGGCTAAATTTAACCATCTCATCCCCAGAGGCGAATATCCGCATTAGGGATGGTTTTATCCACTCAATAGTGTCTTGAACGGTAGAATCCACATACTGACTGCGACCCTCTACCTCATTGCCAAAAGGCAATGCATAGTAATAGTCCATAGCTGCTTCACGCTGCTTAGATATAGTATCACTATATCCCAGAGAGTCGGTAATTTCTCCGCGTATTCTTGTTACAACGTCTTCTTCGCTAATTTTTTCAGCCATCAAATAATTCCATAATGCTTATACTCTACTTCATTAGTCCAGCTGGGGTCTGCTCCAGCTACGGCATACCTTTTAGATTGGAATGCGTATCTTGTTGCAGACATTAAGTCATCTCTTAGGGGCGTAATCTTACCTTCCTTTCTGTGGTACATTCTAAACTCTTCAAACCAGTCTGACAGAGTTGAAAAGACTTTGAACTTATCTGCCTCCATTGCTTGCAGTATTGCCATAATTCCTTCTTCTATACTATTACCCCCTTTCTTCTCTCCTAACGGGGTGGGGTTTGAAAAGTGTTCTAGGAGCATATTGCAACCTAAGTTCCTGTATTGGTCAGCAAGACCCGGGTTTCCCATACTATCCCTGCGATTGCCGTCATGTGGGTAGGCTATGGGTATAAAACTGGGTCTGCTTTTTATAAATCCTGAATGAGTTGCCGGGGAAGCTTTGGAAGCTCTGTGGCAGTCATAAATGTAAAATGTATCTGTATCGTTGTCTATAGCGCACCAGACTACTGCTGTTGGGTGATCCCAGCCAAAATCTATTGCGGCTATTCTAGGCCAGTGTTCTTCTATAGTTATCGGGTCTATGAATAACTTATCCTCCGCTACTGGGAAAACAAGGCCCGACCCTAGAGATGGTCTTCCGTACCTCCTCATCTCCCGTTCGTGCGGGGAATAACTAGATAATATCTGCTCCATCACCGCTTCATTTAGATGACCAGAATGCCCATTCATAGACATTATCCTTTCTGAGGCGTCATCCCAAGTTGCATTGGTCAAAGACTGTCCCGGCTTTAAGTTGTTTACAAAACTTGCCACCGTCTCTGTCATGCCAGACTCAGGCGTAAACGTCATATACACCATGCCGCGTCTATCTAGCGTTCTTGTCACTGCTTGGGAGTAGATGTCCCTAGAAGGCTCTTCGTCCAGCCATACACAGTCTACTGAACGACCTTGCCACTTTTCAACACCCATCTCATAAGCCTTGAAAAATAAAGATGAGTTCCCGCCGCTGACATGACGAACTAGCGCCATTGATTTAGCGTTTGGTACTCCGGGCTTGCGCTCCGTTTTTATAAGAGTATTTCGGGGAATCGAGCCGGAACCATAAGCCGTAGGGTCATCGGGGGAACCCAATAATTCTGCTTGTACTATATCTCTTGTTGTTTCGTTTGATACTCCACCAGCCCACGCTGTGATTGGCTGCGTGAATCTACGACCATTCCACCACTTAGGGTAAAGCCCTGTTATATGGTAGGCTATCTCGGCAGCACCACAGTAGGACTTCCCTATTCGGTTAGCCGCCATCAGAAGCCTCTGATTAGCTTCTAAGCCAGTTTCATGAAATCCCTTCTGGTAGGGGTAGGGGTCGTAGAAATCGAGCTTGTTGTACCGCTCTCGCTTCCTCAGCTCCCTCATCACCTCAACAGCTTTTTGAAGCTCTACCCTGCTGGCTTTTTGAGCCTGTATCA